CAGCCTTTAAGCCATGCATGTAAACGCACTGCCAATGAAGGTCTCCCTTGATGAAGGTAATCCTTCAGCCTTAACGGGCGTAAGAGTCAGGGAATGTCCAGTTGGGTAGCAGTCCCGTATTGTGGTCGATGAAACGGTTTCATCTGACCTTTTTTCCGTAACGGACAATACAGGAGAATCCTAATGTCCTCACAAGTAACAACCGCCTTTGTAGAACAATACAAATCCAATGTTATGGATATCGTTCAACAAAAAGGCAGCCGCCTTCGCAATGCAGTTATGACTGACACAGTTCAAGGCAAGAAAAAATTCGTAGAGCAAGTTGGAACAACTAACGCTCAACTTCGTACATCACGCCACGCAGACTCACCTCTCGTGAATACTCCACACCTCCGTAGGTCATTGACTCTAGATGACTACGAATGGGGCGATCTAATTGACAACGCTGACCGTGTTCGTCTTCTTATCGATCCAACTGATGCTTACGCTCGTAACGCAGCTTGGGCGATGGGTCGTGCTATGGATGATGTCATCATCGCAGCTATGCTTGGTACATCTTACACAGGCGTGTCAGGCGGAACATCAACAGCACTTCCAGCAGCCTCGAAGATTGCTGCAGGTACAACAGGCTTCACTCTTGCCAAACTTATTGAGGCTCGTGAAAAGCTAATGGCTTCAGAAGTTTCACCTGATGAAGAACTATACATTGCTCTTAATGCAAATCATATGTCTGACTTGCTAAACACAACTCAGATTACAAGTTCTGACTATGCTTCAGTTAAAGCACTTGTTCGTGGTGATGTTGATTCCTTTATGGGCTTCAAATTCATTCACTCAGAACGACTAACTGGCGCTGCGGCTGACCGAAAAGCAATTGCTTGGGCAAAATCAGGCGTTCAACTTGGTATCGGTGCTGACATCAAAGCAAGCATTGCACCTCGTGCAGACAAATCGTTCTCAACATATGTTTACTATTCCATGAGCCTCGGTGCTACTCGACTTGAAGAAGAAAAAGTCATCGAAATTGGTGTCAAGGAAGACCACTCATAATCGTAATGGGGCTTAACTAACAATGTCTGAAGCAAATACGGAGGCGGGTTGCCCCACCGCTAACGGCTTCGGCTTCAGGAGATAATTAAAATGGCTTCTTTATCTAGCAATTTAATTACAAACTTAGACACCGTTCCTTCAGTTATGAACGATGTCGGTAAATCGGGCGGACGTGTCCGCATACAAACAGATAACTTCGAGTGGGTAGGTGCAACACTTACAACGGCAGCAGATTTTGCTCGTCTTTGTCGCCTTCCATCTAATGCTCGTATTATCAACTTTACTACTTGGAATGATGTTCTTGACTCAGATGACGAACTCGTTATTGACATGGGCGTTATGCTCACAGACAGCGACACCGTCATTTCAGCAGCAGCAACACACTGTATTGTAGACGGTTCAACCGCTTTTCAAACAGCAAGCGTTGCTCAAGGAATTGAACATATCGGCTTAGTAGCAGCAGACCTTACTAACATTGGCAAACCACTTTGGGAAGTAGCAGGATATGATGCTGACCCAAATGTTTTGTTTGATATTACTATGACTGCTCAAGCACCTGCTGAAACAGATGCTACAGGTACAGTTGCCTTCCGCATTATGTACACAGTTGACTAAGGAACAGTATGGCAGTAGGAACTAAACAGTCTAATGTAACCGCTTCTCTAGATACAGCCCTAGCGTCTGTAGATAATGGCAAGATTAGTGCAACGATGTATGTAAGCTCTGATGCTTTTGAGATTGCAGCCGCGGATATCGCTGATGTCAATGATGTCATCGAATTAACGCGGGTGCCTTCTAATGCTCGTATACACTCTATTGTCATCTTTAGTGATGAGTTAGACACACATGGTTCCCCGACCCTCGCAACAGACTGCGGTATCTACCTAACTGACGGAACAGTCAAGGATGCTGATGCATTCGGTTCGGCTGTAACAACTGGTTGGGGAGATGCTGCAGGTGCGGGGACGGAGTTTATTACAGAAGCTGGTGCTGCAGCGGTTGCTAATATTGGGAAGAAGTTATGGGAGATCGTAGGTGAATCTACTGATCCTGCTATTGACTATGACATCAACCTTAGATTGACAGCAGTTGCAGCTACTGGCGAAGCGGGTACTTTAGCTTTTGTGATTCAGTACTCGTTACATTAACCTTTGGTATAAGTAGTAGGGGGGTAGGTTCGCCTCCCCCTTCTACTGCTTAAGGAAATTGAATATGCCCAGTAGTGCAGGTAGTGAAATAGATATTGCTAACATGGCATTAACCATGTTGGGTCAACAAAAAATTACTAGCCTTGGTAGCTCCAACAACAGAGCTGTTATGGCTAACCAAAGATATGCAGATGTTAGAGACTCGGTTCTAAGGGCGCACCCTTGGAACTGTGCTATTAAAAGAGATAAGTTAGCAAAAAGTGCTGTGGTACCTGATTGGGGTTACACGACCACTTTTACCCTTCCTTCTGACTTTGTACGGCTAGTGGATATAGAAGACCCTACACAGAAGTATTCTATTGAAGCAGGGAACCAAGGAGCAACAGATGTGGTTGTCCTTCTTTCAGACGCTAACGAAATGAACATCAGGTATGTATACCAATTAACAGACGTAACTAAGATGGATCACACACTGAAGCATGCTATTGCAGTAAGACTTGCAGCAGAGCTTGCCTCCGTCTTAACTGGCGATTCTGGCAAAGAACAGTTCTTGACACAGAAATATCAGTCGATACTTGTTCAGGCACAGTGGGAAGATTCGTCAGAACACAATACAACAGAGACCATACACGGTGGTTTGTGGTTAGAATCCCGTTATGACAACGCTGTATTCAGAGATTACCCAGACCTTAACTCGGATGGCTCGCTTGCGTAATGGCTAACTCAGTACAGTTACAAACAAACTTTACAGCCGGAGAAATCTCACCAAGACTATTTGGTAGAGCAGACTTGGCTAAATATAACAATGGTGCAAAGACAATAGAAAACGCTCTTGTGGAAACACATGGTGGCTTGTCTAGAAGACCTGGGACTAAGTATGTAGATGCGGTAAGAAGTGCTACACATGTCCCACGATTAACAGAATTTCATTACAACACAGAGCAATCATATGTGTTTGAGGTGGGAGTCGATACAGCAGACGGCAAGCCTGGTGATACTACAGCAGACACAGCTTCATCTTACTACGGTACAACTGCTCCAGGGGGCGGATCGTATGGCACAGGGAGTCCAGATAGTCACGGCTACATAAGGGTATTCAGACTGGACTCAGACGGGGAGCCAGAAAGAATCAATATAGAAATACAAGGGCTACCCTGGGTAGATATTGAGCTGTCTGAGTTGAATTTTGTTCAATCTGCAGACACCTTGTTTATATTCTGCCCAACTAGACCAGTGCTTAAACTACAACGAACTGGAGTGGATACAACAGTAGGTAACTGGGTGACTACCCAACTAGAAGGTACGACAAATGGTTTTGTAGATGGGCCTTATCAAGACACTAACGTAGCTGATATATATTTTACCCCTACTGCTACAACAGGTAGCATTTCAGTTAATGCAACAAATGCTGCGGGTGCAAATGTGTTTCATTTTACCAAGAAAGACATAGGCAGGGTAATTAGACTGGAAGATCCTGCTGAAGGGTATAAGGTTGTATCCTTTACAAAGTCGGCTGCTTCAAGTAGTTCAGGTGCTGTAGTGCATGCTGAAGGTACGGGATTATACGATGCAGCCAAAACAGATGGAGGCTCGTCGGGTGGAGGTGGAGTAAAGGTAGAGTTCTACGATTTTGTAAGAGGCCCTACTGTTCTTGACGGAACGCTTCATCAAACA